GATGGAGACCGTGATCTCTCGCTATGGTCGTGGCGGCTACCGCTCATTCCAGGCCGGAGACACAGAGCGTCGAACGCTAGAGGGTAAGCCCTTCCGTACCCCGATCAACGAAGACGAGATCGAGAGCCTAGAGTTCTGGGGCTCTGTCAGCGGAGCTTGGTTGATCGAGTGGGGTATCAAGGATAAGACCATCCAAGAAGACCGCGAGTATGAGGTCAATCTCTGGTGGTCTGCTGAGCTGGTCTGGAAGTGCATTCTGAACCCTGATCCTTTGGGCGAACGTCCTTACGATACGGCTTGTTTTGAAGAAGTGCCTGATAGCTTCTGGGGGATCGCTCTTCCTGAGATCATGCGCGATACGCAGATTATGTGTAACGCCTCAGCACGCAGCTTGGCGAACAACATGGGGATTGCCTCGGGGCCGCAGGTCGAGGTGACGGTGGATCGTCTGCCTGATGGCGAGGATCTGACCGACATTTATCCTTGGAAGATCTGGCAGGTAACGTCTGATCGCACCGGTGGCGGCCAGCCCGCAGTCAAGTTCTATCAGCCAAACATGAACGCTGAGGCTCTGCTCGGTGTATTCCAACACTTCGCCAAGCAATCAGACGAAGTCACCGGGATCCCTAACTACGTGCATGGATCAAGCGCGGTGAGCGGGGCGGGGCGCACAGCCTCTGGATTATCGATGTTGATGGACAATGCATCGAAGGGTATCAAACAAGCAGTAGCCAATATTGATAAAATAGTAGCAGGCGTTGTGCAAAGACTATATATGCATAACATGATGTACGACAGTGACCCGTATATCAAGGGCGATTACAAGGTAGTTGCCAAGGGTGCGATCGGCCTCATACACAAAGAGGCTCTCCAGATGCGCCGCAATGAATTTCTCATGGCGACCGCCAACCCGATCGACTCACAGATCCTTGGGCCACAAGGCCGCTCCTACCTGTTGCGTGAAGCAGCTCGTGGTTTGCAGATGGACACCAGCAAGATCGTGCCTAACGCAGAGAGCCTTGACGAGATGCGCATCCAAGAGATGGCGCAAGGCTTGGCGCAACAAATGGTGCAGCAGCTCATGCAAAGCCAGCAGGCGGCCCCCGCGGCCCCGCAGCAGCCAGCCCTACCGTATGAGCCACCTCCGCCCGGCGCAGTGATGCAGCCCGTTCAGATGGCCGACGGTGGCCAGGTGAGCGAAGAAGACGAAATGCAAACACTTGATCGATATTTATCTTCAGTCGTCCTACGTGACGCACAGCGAGGTTAGTGAAAATGATGAACGGTAAGATGAAGCCCGCAGACGGCGGTGCTCCGCAGAAAGCCATGAAGCAGGTCGCCAAGAAAGAAGTGATGGCGCACGAGAGCAAGATGCATGGCAAGAAGATGGCGGACGGCGGAATGGCCGGCGGTTGTGGTCATCGTTCTGCACAAGATTACGGGAAGAGATAATGGGACACGCGCCTGATTGGATGCGAGGATCAATGGCCAAAGGCGGCTCAACATCCTCAGTGGGTCCAAACCAAAAGTTTGGAGTGGTTAGCCGAGAGCTCTTTCACGGTGCCAAGACGGTTCAGAAGTTTAATGACGGCGGCATGCCCGTCGAAGGCCAGATCAATGAACCGGTCTACGCTGATCCGTTAGGTGCGAAGATCTCTCAGCTTCAGGATCAGAAGGCCGTCGAAACCGCTTCTGCCAAGCCTGCCGAGAAGTCCGACTATAGCGACAGCGACACATTTGGTTCGGCATTCTCATCCGCACGCAAAGCCGGCCTTGACACTTTCACGTGGAATGGCAAGAGCTACACCACGCAGATGGCAGACAAAAAGCCGAAGGCTAAGTCTTCAAGTCCAGCTTTCTCGGACGACGCGCGTTCCCCCGACCAGGTTGACCCTCCGTCAGAATTCCGGGAGGAGGCGGGTGACACAACTCGCAACGACGTACGTTATGAGTTTCTAGAAGAAGCCGGCGCGGGCGTACCTAGCAGCAAGCCAAAGAAGAAGGCCGCTGCTGATGACATATCTGGCCGTACGTACTCCGTCACGCCTGAGGGTCGTACCCGCCTTACCAGCACCCCGAAGCCCAAGGCCGAGCCTGCCCCGAAGACAGACAAGCCCAGCCTGCTGGAAGCCCTTCGTGAAGGCATGAGAACCACACGGAAATAATGTGCTCGCACACCCAAACAAACGAGTCATTCAAGCACTGGCAACCCTCGAGTCCGATGCGGACTTCCAAGAAGTGATGGGCTGGATGCGTGAATCCTTAACTCAAATTGATCGTGACTGTCGCCTAACCAAGGACGAGGTGCAAACCCGCTGGTTACAGGGCGCAGGCCAAGTGATCCAGGATCTGTTGACAAGAGCAACCTCTGCTCGAGAAACAATCCGTAAGTTCTAGCCGAAAGGCTAACCCACGCGGGCCGGGTATGGCCAGCAACTAATGAAGACCCCCGTTGGGTGTGGCGTAATTACCGCGAGGCTTACGCACAACCAGGTGGCTCATGGAGATAAATGTGGCTATTCCACGCGCAGTGCAAGAAGCGGCTGACAGAGCCGAGGCCCTCCACAAGCAGGTTTATGAGACCCCGCCTGAAGGAGAACCACAACCTGCCCCTATCGAAACCCCAGATCCGGCTCCCACCGGTGATCCAGTCTCTGATGCGCAAGGCGTAACGCCCCCATCAGGTGACGCTGCTGTAGCTCCACCGACAGGCGAGTTGCCAGACCAGCAGAAAAAGGATGACCAGTGGGAACAGCGGTATAAGGTTATCGAGGGGAAATACCGGGCTGAGGTGCCGAGACTAAACGCGGACAACCGCGAGCTCCGTCAGCAACTCGAAGCATTACAGAACGAAGTCGAGCAGTTGAAGAGTCGGGGTACACCAGAACCCTCGTCACTCATCAGCGCTGAGGATCGCGAGAAGTATGGCGACGATCTACTTGACGTTATCAAACGCGCAGCACAAGAACAGGTATCCACCAAGGACGGTGAGATTGCTGATCTAAAGAGGAAGCTAGAGTCGGTTACTACGACCACAGCCAAATCCGCAGAGGTAAGCTTTTTCGATCAGCTTGGTTCGCTTGTTCCTGACTGGGTCGCGATCAACGGCGAAGATCAATTCCTCAAGTGGTTAGATGAACACGACGAATTCACAGGACGTACTCGTCAAGACCTCCTCTCGGACGCCGAGAAGGCGCGTGACGCAAACCGTGTCGCGAAGTTCTTTAGCAGCTGGAAGGCCACGCAAGAAAGCCAAGCAACTAACACCCAACGCAATCTCGAAGCGCAGGTGACTCCCGATTCAAACCGGGTATCAAAGCCACCAGTAGGTAAGAGGTTCTTCACCCGGGCTGACATCGGTGCGTTTTACGCAGCGGCGAGACGCGGTGAGGTAAGCGCGAAGGATATGGTTGCGATGGAAGCCGATATCCACGCCGCAACACTGGAAGGGCGCATTCGTTAGCCCCGATGTATCAGCGGTACTTATATATTTAAGGAAATAAAATGCCTATAGCAGCTTCAGGTTCCGGTAGCGCAGCTCTTATTAGCGGCGCCTACCCACAGTACTCCGCCAGTAACGGCGGCGGTGCTAAATTCATCCCCGAAATTTGGTCGGGAAAACTCCAGGTTAAGTTCTACAAGAGCACAGTCCTGGCCGAAATCACGAACAACGATTGGGAAGGCGAGATCAAGGGTTCGGGCGATAAAGTCCATATCCGTTCAATCCCAACAATTACGATCCGTGATTACACTAAGGGTTTAAACCTCACGAACGAAGTGCCCCAGTCCACACCGATCGAACTCACGATCGATAAGGGCAAGTACTTCTCAGTCGTCGTTGACGATGTGGATGAGGTGCAGGCTGATGTGCGTTTGATGGACATGTTCACAAACGACGCAGCTGAGCAAATGAAGATTGCAATTGACAGTGACGTCTTGAACAACGTGGCCGCTTCGGCAGCTGCTGCGAACAAAGGTGCTACTGCTGGTGCAATCTCCGGCAACATCAACCTCGGTGCAGTTGGTGCTCCTCGCGCTGTTACATCCGGCAACGTCCTCGACGCTATCCTCGATGCAGGCCAAGCGCTTGACGAGCAGAACGTTCCTGAAGACGGCCGCTGGTTGGTTGTGTCACCTTGGTTCTCTTCGTTGATCAAGCGTTCGGAACTGCGTCAGGCTTACTTGACCGGTGACGACACAACACCCTTGCGTAACGGCAAGATCGGTATGATCGACCGCTTCACCCTGTACGTCTCCAACAACGTTACGAAAGTGACTGACTTGGGTTCAGACGGTGCGGCTGGTGGCGCGTCCGGTGCTGCTGACCGTGACGCATGGAACTTCCTCGCTGGTACTCGTGATGCGATTTCTTTCGCTTCGCAGATCACCAACGTTGAGACACTGCGTGCTCAGTCTACGTTCGGTAATATCGTTCGTGGTTTGAACGTGTACGGCTTCAAGGTTGTTAAGCCTGAGGCTTTGGTCAATCTCTACGTCGCTCGCGGCTGATGATTAGGGGGGCGGGGGAGAAATCTCTCGCCCTTTTTTATATGCAAAAAATGTTATTGCAAACAAGTTCTGGCTGTGTGTTTCCTTGGTCGCCAAGTCTTGCAGAGATGCCGGATATGGTTCCCTACGAACGCAAGCCCAAAACCGAGCCTGTTGTTGAAGTACCCGTTGTGGTGGAGCCCGATCAAGAGGACATCAAAGCGATTGCTCAAGCTGTACTGACAAAGCGGAAAAAATAATGGCAAAGAAAGAAGTGTGGGATAAACCCAACCCTAAGAAAGAAAGCAAACCATTAACCCCAGCTGAGAAAGCTAAAGCAAAGGCAAGCGCGAAAGCGGGTGGTCGCCCATACCCCACATTGGTGGACAACATGCGTGCTGCCAAGAAGGCAAAATGATTTTCTTTATCTCCGTTCTATTTATGTGCAGCGCCAATGAGTGCACATTCTTGAGGTCTGAACATAAGTTCTTCAAGCAGTCGGAGTGTATGGAAGTAACAATGACTGCCGTAATCGCAGCACGAGCGAAGGAGTTAGTAGCTGAAGGCACATGCCTTGCCATTAACACCAAGGATCTTTTATGAAAGCGTCCGATGTGAAACGAGAGGGCAAGAAGCTCGTGTATCGCGGTCATGAGTTCGACGGATTCAATAAGCCAAAGACAGCGCCTGAAGGTGACAGTCACAAGAAGATGGTGCTTGCAAAGAAGGGCGATGAAGTCAAGCTGGTTAAGTACGGACTCCGAGGTATGGAGGATTACACGCAGCACAAAGACCCCAAGCGACGGGAGAACTACCTGAATCGCTCAGCGGGAATCAAAGACAAGAACGGCAAGCCCACGAAGGATGACCCGTTCAGCCCGAATCACTGGGCTCGTAAGGATCTCTGGTAATGGCCACATTTCAAAACATCATCGACGACGCGCGAGTTGACCTACAGGATTCTGTGGGTACGCGATACACGACGGCTCAGCTTATTGGCTATGCCAACGATGGCGTTCGTGAGATGTTTCGTATTCGACCAGACTTCCGTCTCGGCAGCTACGGCGTGGTTGTCCCGACCTATGTGGTGGGTGACACCTTGCCGATCCCGGACAACTACCGGATGCTGCTCACCAATTACTTGATCTTTCGCGCTGAGGTGCGGGATGACGAGTACGCGGTCAACGGTCGCGCCACATTGTTCCTAGCCAGATTTGAGAAGGAACTCAAGACATGACAGCACATACTGCTTTCCTCGATTACGTTCTTCCGCAAGTCCCGGGCTGCACGCCCGAGATGGCGCTCCTTGAGATTCGCAATACCCTGATTGACTTCTGTGAGAAGTCTTTGATCCTTGAGCAGGACGCTGATCCGATCACCGTGATTAACGGGATCATGGACTATGACCTAGAGCCACCGAAAGACTATGTGGTCTTGAAGATCATGAAGGCTTGGTACAAAGGGCAGCTCCTAGATCCTTACTCAGGCGACCAGATTGAGACGCCTTCTGTATACAACCAGAACTCCGGCTACCTTGTGAACCGAGGCGACCCTAGGTTCTACATACAGAAGGATGCTCGTACATTCTCGATCTACCCAATCCCGGCTGAGACAGCGCGTCTTGCCTTAACGATGCGTGTAGTGGTTAAACCCACCAGAAGCTCTTCAGAGATAGATGATGTCATCTTTGAAGACTACGCAGAGATCATCGGGCACGGTGCGGTATCCCGCCTAGCACTATCCCCAGGTAAGCCATATTCAAACCGCCAGCTTGCGGCAGATAAGCAAAGCCTGTACATCGCAGGATTAAACGTCGCGCGTGACCGAGCACAGAAAGGCTACGTCCGATCCAGTAAACACGTCAAAATGCGCAGGATTTAAATGGCCGAAAAGATCAAGCTTGTGCAAGGCGATACCCGGCCTGCCCTGGTAGTCACAATCACCGATGAGACAACGGGTTTGCCGATTGGCTTAACAGGCGCAACACCCCGAATGAAGTTTCGTCAGGCGGGCGCCACGACATTGACCGCTACGATTACCGGCACAGTTACGGATGCTGCCGCAGGAAGATGTGTGTTCTTTCCAGCCTCCGCCCCCGCGATGCTCTCTGGTGAGCCCGGAGACTACGAAGGCGAGATCGAGATCACATTCTCTGATAGCCAGATTCAGACCGTGTACGACCTGCTCAAGTTTAAGATTCGCGAGGATTTCTAAATGGCCTTGATCGTCACAAATGTTGTGGCGAAGTCAACGGTTGACCAGGCCAAGCCACGAGCGAGTATTGAAGTACAAAGTGCGGTCGCGGGTGTAGTCATTCAGGTTCCAGTAAGCCAGATCTCGTTTATTGATCTAACGTATTCGACTAGTGTGCAGGTCTTTGCAGCGAGCAGCTCTTACACAAGCCCCTTAGTTGATGTAGAGCTAGATCGAACGGGTCGATACAAGATCATCTTCTTGGCTGTACAGATGTTGGATGGCACCCGCTTCCAGATCTTTAAGGGCGCAAGAGATACCTTCTCCCTGACTGATGCTCTGGATAAGAGTTTCACAAAGAAGCTGATTGACCAGGCGCAGACACAGGAAGAATTAGCGTTCTCGCTGTCTAAGTACCTGGTTGACACCTTCGGGCTGGCGGATGATGCCGCTAAGGTTTTTGCTAAGAAGCTTGTTGATTCGCTGACAACAGCGGACGCTAAGTCCACA